CCTTTCTGCTGTTCTATGTAACTTATGAAAGACTTCTCCCAAGATCATACACTGTTTAATGGAGAACCCTTTACTCGTCAAAAGAGATTTATATGCCGTATAGGAGGTGACAAAAGAATATCTTGAAAGGAGAAGAGAATAAAGGGTAGGTAGCAGTAAGTACCAACAGTGTATGACCCTGGAAGAAGTCTTTCATAGAACAGAACCCCATCTGTCAAATATCCCTCCGGAGATTTTTCAAAGAGGGCGGCGATGCAGGTGGGGGTGTAGTTTTTGAATACCCCTCCCCTAGTCCTGTTTTTCTCGACTAGAAGAAGGGTATTCGTCAACATCATTTAAATTTCCTTTTGAACTTTTTTGAAAATATGAAACATACTATATACATTAACTATTTCATCAATTGCTCTTTCATTTTCTTCTAGGGCGGCGATTGGCGGAAATTCAGAACAAGAAAAACTTTTCTTATCAAGCAATTCACAACAGGAGCAACCTAAATAGTTGTGTACTAAGTTGTTCTTCTCTTCATCAAATGCAAACCATTCATCAAACTGTTCAAAAGGATCAAAAGGATTGTCAACTGTTGTTAGCATTGAAACAATCATAATTTTCCTTTCTTTAAACTCTTTTACAATTTTAAGAACTTAAATACTTTTGAACTGTTGAAATGGAAATGCCAAGATCTTCCGCAATTTCTTCATTTGTATAATCTCTTGAAGAAAGCGATTTGATTCTCGCAATCTTAGCGTTTGTAATTGCAGCATTGTTTCTTGGTGTTGCCATCTTTCTAATTGCATCCATATCTGCATTGTCTAAAATGCTATCTAACTCAGAAGCAGATATAGCATTATTTTGGATAGCCTCCCATTCAGAAGGGGTAATCTCTACCTGATGCTTGTCTGCTCCGGTTCGGATGCGTGCTCCTCGAATAGCCTGCCCCCTTACTTTCTTGATGTCATCCTTACTCATATCGGGGTTGTTCTTTTTTGCAATCTCTATCTCCTTACTGGCAATCAGCTGCGCCTGACGCTCTCGTGGAGCATTGGATTTGGCAATATTAAGTTTGTTCTCCAGAGAAGCTACCTCTTTTGCATATTTGATACGGGCACTGGGATCCCTGGCGGGGGTCTTGACTGCGAGGTATGCTTTCCGTGCTTCATTTGCCTGAGCTTTCATTTCATTTGCATATTCGGCATACACCTTTTCAATAGGTGACCCTGAGGATAGAGAGAATGCATCATCGGCCTCTGCCATAGGGGTGGTTAGAGTCTTATACCGCATTCGCTTTCCAGTTGGGGTATAGGTCTTCTCCCCAGTGACAGGGTCTATATCCGTCTTAATCTTCTCATAGGTACGATTTGTTTTCTGGTAGATAAGTTTCCCAGTCTTGGGGTCTATCTTTGCATAATCCTTTCTCTCATCGACACGCATTTCACCTTTTGCTCGTGAAATCAGAGTAGATGCTCCACCATAACTCGTCTTGCCCGTCTCTGGATTAGTCTTAGCTTGGTATTTCTTTTTTAATTCTTTAATACCAAAGTCCTTTTCCGACTGCCTCCAGTTTAGATTATGCTTTTCAGCATCAATGATGACCATAGAATGCTTAACGGCTCTGGTAATCTCAGGAATGGAAGCTCCTTTAATTGTCATGTCTGTAATAAGATTAGACACCATTCCCATTTCTTTTTGTTTATGAAATCCCGTCTTTGGTCCTACCTTAGGCATTCCATCATAAGCTTTATAAGACTCCTTGGGTTCAAACTCAATAAGTTCTTTGATCGGCTTTGAAGTCTTAATATTCTGCCCTTTGGTAGGTATAACAAGAACTGTATCCCCATCAAAATCAGCACCAGACAGCTGCTCGGCAACCTTATAGTTAATACCTACCGCATCCTTTGCATGAGGAGAGATCAGATCTCTTCCTTCTTTGTTTCGGTTATTAACTTTTAAGGTTGGCATCTCAAATTTTCCACCGTAAGGATAGCGAACTAGAACAACTTCTTCTCCATCTTTATAGTTAGGCGCAAAGATCTCTGTCTCCTTTAAACTATTGATCGGAAGAATAACCTGACTGGCTTGTCTTGGGAACTTTGCTCCTTTCAGTTCAACGGCTGAAGCGTCGGCATTCTTTGCAAACGCTTCCAACAGCTTCTTTTTAACAACAGGATTATTGACTGTCATAATCTCATTGAGATCCAGACGAGAGCGATCCGATGCTATTTCTAATTGCCGCTTTGCTGTATTTACTGGTTGCTTACTCAACATCTGAGAAGCAATTGTTCGCTTCCAGCTTCCCCAGTTTCCTTCCTCATTTACAATATTAAGTGCTGATAAATGGCTTTTTCCATCATCACCTTTGTAATGAGTTTGTACCATGCTTAGGTCTTCTTCGTTCTTAATAGTTGCTCCAAACGGATTGTCTTTTGAGATGTTTCCATCCTTATCTTTCTTCATTTCCTTTAAGACATCCATTTTATCAACACCAACATGTTTATTGGTATTAAAAATAATGTCAACGCCTTTTGGAAACTCAGAATTATTACCATACATGGCCATGCCTTTTAAGTAATGCGTACCATCTACGGCAATTCGCACCTGTGCATAATGTGCATTGCCTAGACACAGATCTTTTACGCCTCTTTTTAATTCAATGACTCCGTCTTTCTTTACTCCGCCCTCTTCATTATAACGAATCATAACTCGATCACTATTGATAGATACAGGCGGTTCAATATTACGAATAGTCCTTCCGCTATCTTCTGTGTAGATTCCGGTAACCGATCGTATCTGATCTCTGTTCTGATAAATCTCCTGAATCGGGACATCCTCTTTTGTTAAAACCTTGACAGTAGTCTTTTTGTTCGGATTAGTTGCTTGTTCCACATAAATGTTTTGCTTCTTATAACCTTGGTCTTCAAGCATGGCGACAGCAACTTTTAATTTGTCCTGAGAAATTCCAAGCTGATTTTCAACACCAGATCCGACATCCAGATATTTTTTTCGATCAACCTGATCTTTTAAAACGCTAGCGACTTCTTTTGTTTTATCCACTCTTCCGGATTCCGACTGCTTTAACAGTGACCGAACTTGCGACTCTCCAGAAAGCCCTAGCTTTTCAGCAATCGCTCGATCTGATAGGCCTTTTGCTTTAAGCTTCTGAACATTTAGAATATCATGCTTCCGAATTTCATCTTTGGAAATCGAAGAGAACGCCCGAAATTGCGTAGTGGACATTCCGAAAGCTTTTGCAATTTCAGTATTGCTCATTCCTTGATTCCTTAGATCGGAAACTGCAGCTTTGAACGACATACTTCTTTGGTAGGGGTTCTCTCCTGTACCAAACTTATATCGTCCTGAGTTCATAACACCGTCCCAAGGGGTGCCATAATGCTGGATGAAATCATCATAGGTGCATTCCATTACTGAGCCTCCTCTTGCCACTTTGTTATGTACTTGTCAAAAGATACAATCTTGTCCATAATTGGAAGAATGTCGTCTGCTGAGGGATTGTAAATCTGAATATCATCGTTCTGATAAATCCGAAGTTCCATGGATCCATCAATTGGTTTGAAATGGTATTGCTTTCCATATTCCAAACAAAAAAGAGCAGCATAGATTTCTAGCTGCTCCATGTGTGCCGGTACGACACCTGTCTTTAAATCATGAATTCTTAAAAACTGTTTTTTCTCATCAAAGCGAATCGCATCAGCCGTTCCAAAACAATTAATGCTGTAAGCCAATGGTTGCTCTGTCACCATTCCAAAACGAATGGCATCGTTCACGTACATGCTTAGTGTTTGTTTATTCCCACGAAGTATAATCTTATGATCGATTAAATCTTTCGCTATTCGATGCAGTTCTGTTCCTTCTTCTTTGGCTTTTGCATTCAACCATACTGTACGCAATTTATCAGGATTATAATTAATCCATTGATACTTACTTCCTCCAAGGAAAGCATGCATATCTTTAAGAATTGAATGATCGTTCCATCGCATTTAAAACCTCCTCTTTATTTTCTGGAAATATAAATGCGGCGAAAGACATTTCATTCATTTTATTGATATAAAAATCTTGGTTCGGTTGATGATGTGCAGTCTCTCGAACTTTACATTCCAAAGCCGCCCAGTGATTTTTATATAAAACCAATAGGTCTGGAATTCCCTGAATATAAGACGCATCATTTTTTAAAACCATGCATCCTTCAAATCTTTCTTTGAGTGAATTAATCAGACCGTGTTGAAAATTGCTTTCAACCATTTAACACTCCCCAAAAATATCAACACTACCCACAAAAAAAAGAGAAAGAACGCATTTTGCGAGTCTTTCTCTTCCTCTCTCTATTATAGGCAATGTTTTTTTTACGAAGTCATTTCCAGGAAATAAACTTGTGTTCGTTGAATTCCTGCTTTGTTTCAAGAGCTCTGGTGATTGCTAAATCGATGGGAGCTCTTGACCTTAGATGAAAAAAATATAAATCTTTGAATGGTGTGTTAAGTCGATTTATTCTTCCAGAAGCTTGAACCATTGTCTTGTATGAATAATTTTGCGAGAAAAAAATAATAGTGTCTGTCTTGATGCAGTTCCATCCTTCGCTTCCCGCGGTGTATTGAACCAGATAGATCCAGTGTTCTGTATCTGGTATCTTTTGATGTTCATGTCCATTCCATTCTGCAGTTTCCATATTTAATTCTTTTCCAAGCTTTAAAAGAATATCCCGCTCATAATCAAAATTGTAAAACAAGATAACTCTTGGGTGCACTTTGATTAATTTCTTTGTTTCTTCAATTCGACTCATATCACCATTGGTCACTCTTCGAAGTAAATAACAAAGCTTACTAATATTTTCAATTGGCTGATCTTCAAACGGATCCCAACGATATTTCATAATACTTTTATACTTAGAAATATCATACTGACATATGATTGGAATGTTATGCGGAATCGTTTGCCGTTTAAATTCCATAGGAATCAAAATACTTTCCCGACAACGATAAAGCCGTTTGGTGTTTACATATTTATCAACCTTCGGATATTTTAGATAACGATTCCACACAACATGCATGTCATTAAATTCCGTTCGATTTCTATAAAACCCATTTGCAATAAAGACCGGAATATAATCAGACCAGTTGTCTCCGGGAGTGGCGCTTAAAAGAATCCAACGATTTGCTTTTACAATTTTTAGAAATGCTTTTACCCATTCGCCCTTACCGCTTACCTTATCCTCATCAAAAAGAAACATGGCATTTGTAACAGCAACATATTTTTTAATATTATTCCAGCTATCAACCACGACCTTTATATGACAAATGCTGTTTTCAGGATTTGTGGAAAGGAGAAATGGTAGCATCTCTTCCTCCCACTCTTTCCGATCTCGTTTTTGGGCAGTTGTTAAAATATAAAGGTCTATAGGATTTGTCGGTTCGCAAAAGGTTCCTTGACCGTTAATGGATAAGGAACCTCTAGCAACTTTTGTAAAGTAATATGCTAATGCTGTTCTGCTTTTTCCAGATCCGACATCACCGCAAAGAACGCATCCATTCTTCATTTTTGGTAATGCCGAAATCTGATGAGGATATAAATTCAAAGTCATTAATTGAATGGGACGCTTTCGTCCGAAAAGTCTCCGTCCATGACATCGCCCCACTTGTCTCCCCACTCATCTTTAGCAATGACATAATACATTGTCTCCAGATAAGCCTTCTTCAAACCATTAGCATTTGTCCAAGGACGAAGGGTCAGGTCAACAGTATCAAACACGGTATTATCCAAATCTCCCATAGTTCCGTCATCATAGGTAATCAGATTTTTATGTCTTCTTCCATCGGCATCCGGATCACTTACATGCCAAATCTTGGATTTGCTAAACCCGTCAACATCGATGGTCACTTTGATGTAATATCTCGGAGTTTCCTGCGGATCAGCATCTTTCTTTGTCCATTCTCTCGCATCCCAGCCAGCATTAATAATGGTATCGTATTCTGCCGGACTGAGAGAAATATTAAAATACGGTTCTCCTTCTCGATCATACTTATGCCCGGGTTTTACAATTCCTGCAAAATTTCTCCAGATAATTTGTGTGTTCAGCAAATCTGCAATCTTTGCTTTTCCATCGTTTAAAAACATTACATTGCTTGCCATAATAATACCTCCTATAAATATCAAGCAGCACAATCCGTAACACTATCTGCTACAAACTCGTCAAAAGAGCCAAACTTTTCAATCGTCTGGATAGCTTTATCAACCATATTCCGATAGTAATTACGATCAATAAACGCTTCCTTGTGCAGTTGTTTTACTACTTCTGCTTCCATCCAACGATTTACTTCTTTGCCATCTTCGATCCAGTTACTTCCCGTAGCCGAATTATAGGTTGTTTCGCCATTTCGATCTTGTGATAATCGAAGCAATGCACCCGCTCCACAGCCCTCTTTCATTGGGCAGAAAGAGCCAACCTTTCCCACAAAGGAAAGATTATGTCCCTCTGCAATTTTATTGACAAGTTCTTCGTCAGAAATGGTTTCATTCTCTTCAAGAATTGCCCACTGGCGTTTTGTCAATTGCTGGCTACTGTCTCTTGCTTTTCGAAGCCATTTCAATTTCTCCAAAGCCGTTACATCCGGCAGCCCTTCATTAACATCCAAATATAAACTGGTACTTACACTCTTTGTTTCACACATGTCTTTAAATTCAATGGGTTCATGAGAGAATAGGGTTTTAAAAACATACGGAATCTGGAATTGTGCTCCAACCGCTTCCCACTCGTGTGGGCTTTCTGGATCGTCGTCTCCATGTTGTCCAATAAACACAGCATTATTTACAAGGCAAAGCTTTTTCCATGTATGCTCTGTTTCAAATTCATATCCGTAGTGACGACCCATTTCTTGTACCTGATTCAAAATATCAACACCGGGGTTCTCCATCTTAATAGAATCTGTTTTGATATGAACAACTGTAATACCTTTGGATTCGACCATATCCTGAACAGTCTTCATAAACAGCGCTCCTCGAAGTGCAACGATATTGTTAATATTCCTTGTGTCTCGGAACGCATTTTCAAACGAAGCTGAAGTAAGACCGTATACAGAATTAATAGCAATCTTTAATGCTGCACTCAGTGACTTTGCATCTTTGTCATTCGTTAGAAACGGCGCGAGCTTTCCGTCAAATAGTTTTTTGGCAGAGTCATAGTCTTTATGCTTGATATGAATTCTCGCATCCATCAAATCCACAAAATATCTTGTGTTATTCCCAAACAAATTTAATTCCTTTATGGAATGGGGATGCTGAGAAGCTACGTCTTTTGTAATGCATGGACGCAAATACATTCCCGGATTAGCATAGACATAGCCACCAAACCCAAGGTCAACCCCTCGATACATGTTATGGAGAAGTCCATCCTTCCCTTTGACAAGAAAATATCCAGGGAAGCAATTCTTGGGAGGATTCATCCCTTGATAGATTTCATCTTTCCAACAGTCTTTAACCTTTAAATACTCTCCTTCCGAAATAACTGGCATCTTAAATGGCTCATTTGGACCATATTGATTCCCATTTCGAAGATCGGTATAAATTAGTCCTGGATTCTTTTCTTTGCCAAATATAATTCTGGTTGTATGTTGATTTGTTGTAGCATTAACATTCAATCCGGATAATGTAGAGAGAATTTGTCTGGCTACAAAATCACCATGCTTAACTAAAAAGACAGCCATCTCAGCAATAACATCATTACAACAATAATCTGCTATTTCATTCCAGTGCTCCTTTTCCAAAGGTTTGTCCCAAGGGTACTCGTTTTCCAGATGATAAATACCCAATTCAATTTCCCATTTTTTTAAGCTCTGTTTTTTAGAACAGAAATCATAAATATCTGTATAACTGAAATCATAAGCATTTCGAAAGAAGCAATTTGGCTCTGAATCAATAATTGCTCTGGAAAGTTTATAGCACTGAGCATTGGAATATCCATTTGCTCGACCATACATGATATGGTTATCATATCTGCGGCAATTAAACCCAATCATCTTATACTTAGAACTAGATAAAATCGAAATATCCTGCGGACTCGGATTAATGAGCCGAATAACGTCCTTGGGATTGATGTTTTTTATCCATTCCAAGATTTCTTCTTTTGTAAGAAGGATTAGCTTGGAATACTGCTCTTCCGAAAGCCGATACAGGCATACAATGAGTAAGTTGGGAAACACTTCAATATCAAAAAAATAGAATCCATCCGATTGATATACGGAATCTGGAATTTGTGACATTTCTTCTGACTTGAAATGCATCTTCGGAACAAGCGCCATACAGTAGGAAGCCTGATGCGTTGAATTGCCCGCAAATCTTCTTACCTCTCCCTGCATACGGGAAAGGTCATACTGTGTTCCATTGTTATAAGCATCCTCTAGAATTTTATAAATGAAATCAATTGACTGCTTCGTAGATGGACAGCCATTAATTTCTTTCCGAAGAGCTTTTGCAATCAAACGTTGAAGACCGGCTTCATCTACTACAACGTCTCGATTTATCACTTTTCTACTTTCTCCTTTCAATGGCAGGCCAGAATTGATTTTCGCTATTGGAATATCATTACACTTGGTAAGTAATCTCCGCATAGCACTTTTCTTATCATTCGGAAAAGTCTTAATCTCCACATTTTCGGAATATAGGTTACTCACCTTTGTAACGTCCCCATCATACCGATAAATCAAATGAATGCCGGATCCACTTCTGCTTAGTTCAGCATAGGTGGGCGGCATTTTACTGGCGGCCTCAAAATTCTTTTGAAAACTCTTCTTGCCATCCTCTCCTTTCATATCATAATCAAACATGATGTATTGCTCAGGCGTCATTACGTAGTGCTGTTTGGTCGTATCAATATCTTTTAACGTCGTTTTACAGTTATCCCATTTGTATTGCGGTCGAACATTTCCAGTTTCTTCGTCAGCAACTGCATATTGTGCCGGACAGCTGGCAAATTGCTTGTCAAACAAAGATTGTATGGTTTCAAATTTGAGCCAGCTATCTTCTTCTGGTTTTTCCGTGTCCTTTTTCTTTTTCTTCGGACGAAATTTATCAATGCGAAATCCACTATAGTAATTCCATACACGATTCCCGTTTAAGTCATATGTTCGTTCTTCAAACGCTGTAAAATAATTCATCAACTCAGACTTGAAAACCCGCTTTGACATAGGAAATAGTACATTGGAATCATCGCAGTACTTCTTATAGTCCATCCAAGCTTGTGCCAATGTCACACCGTCGTCTTTGGAATATAAAGGCAGACACTCCTCAATGAAATTATAGAAGTCATTTGTTTCATCCAGCATTCCTTCAGGAATATAATTGTCATACCGTCCAGGATCTTCGTTGTATACCTGAAGGCAATGATAGGCAATTGCTCCTAGTTGAAATTGGATGGCATTTATCAACTTATTATATTTGGCTTTGGGAAGAATCTTTCCACTGGGATGAATATCAATCAATCGACGCAGCAATCCGGACTTGGCATCCGTAATTCTTACAGGTTTGTTTGTGCCAATAAGAAGCATCGCTTTAAAGCGATTGGTGTACTGTGTCTTATACTTTTCATTCACTGTCATCTTTTCATGAGACACTACGGAATTTAAAATGGAATTATCATTGATCTTAGACAGATTCCCCTCGTGGTCAATTGCCACCAGAGGATCGCTCTTGAACTGCTCCAAAGAAAATTCATTGCCAGCCATTCCTAATGATTTTGACCTAATGGCCGTGCAATAGGGATCAAACAGCATCTGCACTACATTAAGAATGGTAGACTTTCCTGTTCCAGCTGCTCCATAAAAGACCAGAAACTTCTGTATCTTTTTGGAATCTCCAGAAACAATAGAGCCAATTGCCCATTCAATCTTCTTTCGCTCTTCCGGGTCATACAAGGTTCCTACCAATTCATCCCAAGCAGAGTAATCTCCTTCTTCCAAATTATAGGGTAACCGCTTAGAAGCATAGTCGTCCTTTGTCACCTTGGTGTTAGCAAATACAATTTTCTCATCCAGCAAATGATAGTTATCGACCATAAGCTTCTGCACATAGTAAATCCACTTGGAAAGCATTCCTGTTTCAGAGTTCCACAAGTAGGAAGGCTTAACTTTAATCTCCGGACGTTCCTTCTGTAATTTATCCGCATGCTCACGAATGGAATTATCGATCATCTCAATCACATCATCTTGATCGGTTGACCACATTCCTTTCTCTTCATCCCAGACAGCATAAAAGTCGCTTCCTCGTATCATCAAATCCTTGCTTTTTCGGGTTACAAAGATAGGATACAATTCGACGACTTCCACCGGACGTTGTTTAATTACTCGCGAACAAATCTTTACAAAGTCCACATAAAAATCTCCTTTCTAAAGATTCGTGGAAAAACAGCCAAAAAAGCCTGATTTTTGCTTATGGGATAAATAGGCGGAAATTTTCCTACCTTTTATAGAAAAACATAAAAAAGTATAATATATAGTATTATAAAAAGTTAGGTGGCCTGATTTCCGCCTATTTATCCCATTTTTGCCATTTTTCACACATTTTTCACACTTTTTTCACAATTTTCTGCTCCTCGACACCTCCTCTTGGGATAGTTTTGGATAAAATAGGCGGTTTTCAAAAAAAGTGCCTAAAAACTATCCCAAAAACTATCCCATAAATTTTCACACTTTTTTCTCAAAATATGCCATCATTTGGTCCCAAATTTCGACATTTTTTGCATAATATTTTGGTCCAAACAGTCCGATTTTTCCCGTGCGATGCATCCAAATATCCACGATTTCACGCACCTTTTCCTCATCAAAATAATCATCATCATATCTTACTAATCCCAAATTTCGGAGCATTAACCAAAACCATTCACCGGTCTTATCACCGAAGTCGGGGTCATACATAATATCATCCTCGATTCGAACCGCCAACGCTATAAGGACTTCCAGACAGGAAACCGGTTCGCCAGAATCATCATAATATCCATAATAATTCTCTCGAAGCTCTAAGGCATCCCCGACACGATTAGCATCCATTTCCAAGACCCATTGAAATGGAATATCTATCAATGTCTCAATCAACTTCTTATAATTGAGCTCGTCATATTCCGGATCCTTCACCATATTTAACAGCCAATTCAAATATCTATGATTTATTTTTTTCATTGCAGTTACACAGGATAAGAAGAAGAATTCCAAACCACTTCATAGTCAGTCTGGAGTTTCTCATTGCGAATATAAATAGTATCTGTGTTGTTTAACCAATCCAGATACTCTCTTCCAAGCATCACTTCTGCATCGACATCCTCAATGAGAGCATCCATATCGTTAGCAAGGCTTCCATCGCCAGCATAATAGTACAGGCTTTCTTTTTCATATCCGTTCTTCTCATTAAATTCATCCTCTGAGATTTGATATGGATATTCTGCCAGCTCATCCGAGTCTTCCGGATGTTCATAGGACGCTGCGACATCTTCCCGCGAGTCTTCCTCCGTGCTTTCCTCCCCTTGATAAATTTTTGTCATTTGATTGTAACTCACTTTTTCTTTCTTAGTGATACGAGCTTCCTCCTGTTTTTTCTCCTCTGCCTCTTTGTTCTTCTTTTCCATATCCGCCAAAATATCATTTAATTGACTTTCTACGGTTTCTTCCAATTTCGCAGCATACTTCTTTTGCCAATAATGCATGGAGAGAGCGGCACCGATAGCCGCCCCAGAAGAAAACAACAAAATATCTCTTATAAACATGCCCTACTCCTTACTTAGACACAACGTCTAGTAATTTATTCTCCTTTTTCGTATCGATTGTAAACAACGGAACGGCATTCAGATCAAGGAAAATATCTTTGTCGTATCCGTGCATATGATCTGGTACGTCGTCACTCTTGTATCTCCAATAAGCATCCCAGATTCCGAAGTCCACATAGTTATCACTGGTGCTGTCATCGTCGTGGAAGGTGTATTTCCAGCCCCAATTCAGCGCCATAATTGGGCATTTCAATGCCTGCGGATCCATGCCAAGATAGTCCGTAAGAAGCGTGTAGACCGTCAGAAATCCATCATTCTTCAGACGCTCATTTGCCTGAATCTGTGCATTTTTCAGGAACAGCAGATTTAGATCGTAACGTTTATCGTTGAAATAGATGCTTCCCTCTCTTGTAACGACATTTCTCTTGCAGAAAAGAATACTTGTCGGTCCAAGAACATCCTCATCCATCAAAGGAGCCTTTTTCAGCTCTTTTACCTTGCCATCAGTCTCGCTGATAACTTTTGTGTCACCATAAGTGATCCCATGATAAAGATCCTGCTCTTCATGCTTTCCAATCTTTTCTGCTACCCGTTTCCGATACTGTTCCAGGGTGCTTTGGAAGACGCCTGCAGTAGCTACTGCTTCCAAATATCTGGTGTTCAGTTCTCCAAAGCCATTCAAAATCAGAAGAATAGAACCGACACCGATCATACTTGGTCCGGCATAGATAACCATCAGCTTGCGGAATGCCTTGAACGTGATCCGCGTCTCCTCCTTTCGAAGAACTTTCCGCGCTTCGACTTCTGCTTTTGGGTCATTTTCATCAGCAACATCTTTAAATTCGTCTTCACAAGACTGAATATCATCTTTTAGCTCGTCGACAACTGGCTTGGCTTTTAACGTTGCCCGACAGGCAAGAACAGCTGCTGTGATTCCCAGTCCGATTCCGGCAACCACTTTTATTTTAGGCGAATTTACTTTTAAAAGATACTTTGATTTTGTAGCAAGTGTGCTTAAACCAGTTAGTTTCATCTCTTTTTTATTCCTTTCATAAATATCAATGATTCAAATAAACAGGTTTTGGCAGATCAAAACTCCAGGTTCCGTCTCCGTTATTAATCAATCCAGCATTATCCAGATTTGTCCATCCATAATTGGTGTATGTATACGGACAGGTCTTTTCAATCTCTGGGAAGCCATAGAGATCGTTACAAGTCACCTGTCCAAATCGATCCAGCAGTTGATACATCTGTTCAATGACTGCAACCGCATCATCATGGCTGTTCACAGACAGATCTCGCAGCCTGGTAGACTCATGTACGCGTTCGTCACGATGATTGGCACTTGCACCTCCTGAAGAAATGCGGTTGTAGTTGGTTCTCCCTGAACGGTTCCTGCGAATGGGAACTGAATAGTTGTTCTGAATTTCTTGCCCGGTTAAGGCGCTGATAATAGAATTCACAATGCCATTGCTGATGCTCTGTACAATATCAATGATTGTATCCTGCGCACTGGGAATAATGACATTGTTGATGATCGGTGTAACAAAGCTCTCAGCCTTCTTAGTAAAGCCGTTATTCGCTTTTTTCTCTGGAATATCATGCTTTACTTCTGGAAGTTTCTCTCGTTCTCGTATTTTGTGGCTATGACCCTGCTCTTCGCTCATGCTGCTACTCCTTTCTGAGAATTTAGGTTCCAAAGGTTCTTCAATTCATCACCTAATTCGATTAATTCTGCATTTGTCGAATCAATATAGTCGTTGGCGGCTTTGGTAAGCAGTAATCCAACCATAGCGAGTCCAATGGTATTAAAAATGCCAGCTACTGGATTTGCTGGAACTAAATTTGTGTGAATAGCAGCCATCGTTGCTCCAATTCCGATGCCGACAAGCATTTTCAGAAGGTTCGGAATAGCCTCGACAATGGTTTCGACCGCCTTTTTTACTCCTTGGACGATCTTTTTTCCTAAATTTTGCAGTTTTTCTTTCAGTTTCATGGTTTTTCTCCTTTCAAAAACAATAGGAGACCAAGAATTCCTCTTCTCAGTCTCCTATAATACAGAATGTTTTTCTTGCGTTGCTTAATCTCTTGGCAAGAGCTCCGGCTGCTTTGTAAATCGAAGGTATGTCCAAGAAACACCTTCGTTATCGACATACGCCCCTGCCCATGAACCGCTCATAATAATATCAATCTTGTAATCATTCATGCTTTCTGCCCGCCAGCCGACTAAATTACCGGCATCTGAGTCTTCCAGACCAAGATTTTCATAGAAATTGTTCAGAGAGGACTCCCCATAGTCGCGAATATCAAGATTTAGTAGCTCCAAAGCCTTCAAAATACGAACTTTGGAAGCTCGAAACGTCCTTTTTGACCACGGATCACAGAAATTGATCAATTCATCGCCCTGTTCGTCCTTATAAATGACCTGTTTTGCAGGTTTCAAGGGCACTTTTTGCTCTTCTATCACCTCATTTTGGACTTTATTGATCTCTTCTGCTGCCTTCTTCTCTCCAATTTTATCGATCATATGCGTTTCCAGCCTCTGAACCGTCGCTTCCGATACCGAAAGTAGTCCATGAAGTGCTGCATTGTCTTTGGACATTTTATTAAACAGCTTTGCGAAGCTTAAAACCGTAACAGAGACAGAAATTGCAGTAGGAATATAATCTTTCCACACCACTTTTACTGTCTCCATCTTTGTTAACTCACAATTCACAGGAGCAGGATTCACATCGTCGCGTAATTGACGTCCTTTCTGCTCCTCTGCCTCCTCAATATGATCTTTCGCAATCAGCGTTCCTGTAATTGCTGTTGCAACGGTTAATCCAATTCCAACAATTCCTAATCCAAATAGAAATTTATTAGAACCGACAACTTTTGTTAGTGCGTTTCCTACTTTCATTCCTGATCTCCTTGTGGATGAATATTAATTTCCGTTTTAATTCCGCCATTTTCTAATAAGTCTCGTAAGTCTGTCAGGTAGTAGATTTCTCTTTCTACATCCCAATGAGGATACTGTTTCCAACCTTTCTTCTTCAAACGCAGAATATACTTAATAGCATTCGCTGTATCAACAGCCTCCATCCCTTTCAGATTAGCGGTAAAGTTCCGAATTACATCAAGTACTTCCGTACCGTAAACGCCCTTGTAATGATTCGGGTATGATACTTCTATATCTTTTGATTCATACATACTTGTGATCTCCTCGATTAAATCTCATACCATCCTTCAATAGGTGCTGTGTCATAGGTAATCAAATAACTTCCATCATCTTGTTTACTTAGTCCGAATCCAATCTTCTTTCCGCAGTAATCCCAATCTTCATAATCTTTGTCATAGGTCCCCACATAACCGAACATGGAACCAAAATACGTTTGCTTGATTCCCAACAGCTCATACAGTCGATTTAATTCTAAATATCTAGCGGGCCAGATCGCTGGATTTCCTTCAATATCATCGGAGTCCTCGTATTCTTTTGACGCTGCAACGAGAGCGTTCTTGACATCCTCTATATTTGATTTAAACTGTCGTCCAGTTAGAATATCTATAAAAAGGTCGTCTCCTTTATTTCTGGAAATTTCATAGCTATCCAGGAAAGGAATTTCCTTATCGTTTTTTGCATCATAAGCGATTTTCTTCTCTTCCAGTTCCTTGTCTGCTTCCTTAACAGCATCCTTGTCCACCTGCTCCAGCTTATTTCGATAAACGATTGCTGATGCGGCTGCCGCTGAATATAATTTTGTCATTTCTTTCAGATTTTTTGTATCAAAATGTTTATCCATGCATCCGCAAACGACAGTTGCTGTTGCTGCCACGGTGACTGGTATGCATTTTTTAACTACTATTTTGCATAATTGTTTGTTTGTGACGATTCCTACTTCCGACGCATCTGAAATCTCTTTCTGAATGGATACTCCAGCTCGTAAGCCAAGAATCGCTGTGGCAATCGGTCCTACAATTCGAATGGTTCCAAATATTATGTTCCGTACTTGATCTGGTCTAATTTTTATCATGTTCTTTCTCCTTTCAAGAAAAATCAATCACTCTAAAGCCTGTTTTTATATCCCGGTGCTTCCAAAACCGTCGTTCCCACGATCTGTTTCTTCCAGATTGTTTACCTGATCTATGGAAAAGTTTCCGCACCGCATAAATATAATCTGGACAATTTTATCTCCTCGTTCGAAGACATGATCTTCATCTCCAAGATTATAGAGTTTTACAACAATAGACCCGGTGTATCCACTGTCAATGGTTCCCCCCAAGCAGACAATATTATGTTTCACATTTAATCCGGATTTGGATTCAAGTTTTCCATACCAACCGTTTGGAATATCTATATGCACTCCTGTATCAATAGAAATACTGTCGTGACGTCTAAGCACTACTCTATTTGGTGTTCTCAGATCATAACCAGCATCTGCTCGATATGCCTTCTCTGGAAGGTAAGCTCCTTCTTCTAGTACAATTTTTATATTTTTGTTTCCATACTTTGGAATATCTTTAAATTTATTATCCATGCCTTTTCTCCTTTCAAAAAATAGAGACCATGAAATTTTTTCCATGATCTCTCATTCTTTTAGAAACCAATGACTCGTTCTGTTTTGTCAGAAGTTTCTATCTTTAATCCGCATTTTTCGAATATCGTTTCTTTTACTTGATTCACATCACCTGTCTCGTTGTAGACTTTTACAGCATCTACTGATAATGTAATTGCGTCAACAATATAGATGGCGATATGCTTACCCAAAAAGAAACCAAATCCAAATAATAAACCATTTTTAAACATAACAATTCCTCCTGAAAAATATCAATCATCACCTAGTTTCATTAGAGGAAATGTTTTTGTTGCGCGGCTCCCATCATAATATCTCCTGTTATTTGTTATATTGGTTAATGGATCTCATTCGTCTTCATTCTCGTCCATCTTTGCCCCACAGTGCGGACAATAAGCAAATTTAGGAATTATTGCATCAGGAACGCGTAGCAGAAAACCGCAATTCGAGCATGTTATAGTACGAAACGCGCCTTTTATCCAGTGCGCATGTATTACTGGCATGGCATAGACGGTCGGCGCGTTCAAAACGAAATAGTTTACATAAGCATTGTATGCAATACTGTTGTCGTTTAGTTTTTTTAACAACGCATCTGCATCAATCGGTCTCATTCGTCTCCCTCGCTTTCTGCCTTGTATGGCTCTGATAATGGCATCCATGCTACACATTTGAGATT